AAGAGATTCCACCAATCCAAATTCTTGTGGATAAAGATGCAATTAACAAAGCCGCAGAGTGAAATCTTTTTAAGTGAGGCTAGGTTTGTTTCTGTTGTTGCAGGGCGTAGATTCGGAAAGACGTTTTTAGCTACTGGCGCATTATTAAGGGCGGCCATATCTGGCAACAATCGGAACGTCTGGTATGTTGCCCCTACCTACGGGGCGGCCAAAGAGATTTGTTGGAATATGCTGATTGATACTATCCCAGAACAGTACATCCAAAAGACCAACGAAACAGCCCTCACGATCAAGCTAATCAATGGATCAGTGATTGCCCTGAAGGGAGCAGAGAAGCCAAATAACTTACGTGGTCGTGCATTGGATTATGTCGTGCTAGATGAATTCGCTGATATGCGGCCAGAGGCATGGTATGAAGTATTAAGAGCATCCCTATCTGATCGGCAAGGCGGTGCAATGTTTATTGGTACGCCTAAAGGCCGTAATCACTTTTATGATCTATGGGCAAAAGGGATTGATAAGGCGGTAGATTGGGAATCATTCCAATACACCACCATCGAGGGCGGCAACGTACCTGAAGATGAGATAGAGCAAGCCAAGCAGGATTTAGATGCGCGAACATTCAATCAGGAATACTGCGCGGAGTTTGTAACCTACTCTGGATTGATTTATTACTCGTTCAGTCGTGAGGAGTCTGTATTGGCGTTAGACGATGATAATGGTACACTGCATATTGGTATGGATTTTAACCTTGATCCCATGTCTGCCGTTATCTGTATTCGTAAAGGCGGGACGCTGTATGCCGTTGACGAGATAGTCATGTATGGATCAAATACCGACGAGATGGTAGCGGAGATTGATGAGCGTTATCCGACTCGTAATATAATTGTTTATCCAGACCCAGCATCAAGACAGCGGAAAACTTCTGCTGGTGGTCGCACAGATTTGTCGATCTTACAAAACGCAGGATACAGCGTTAAGGCGAAAAAGAATCACGCATTAGTCAGGGATCGGATCAATGCTGTAAATAGTCGTTTACTGTCGAGTGATGGTGAGCGGCATTTGTACATTAGCCCGAAATGCAAGCAGACGATTAAGTCATTAGAAAGGCAGACGTACAAGGAAGGGACAAGCCAGCCAAATAAAGACGGGTTCGATCATATGAATGATGCCCTCGGTTACTTGGTAGAATACTTGTTCCCCGTTCGCACTGAATACGACACACCACAACCTACTAGGTGGACTTGATGAAAACGATTGAAACAACGCACCCAGAATACGACAACAATCAGTCTCGCTGGGAGTTTTATTTGCGCTCTTATATGGGCGGTGAAGATTACATAGATGGAGCGTATCTGACACGCTACATTTCAGAAGATAAAGATGAGTATAACCGAAGACTCGATCTAACCCCGATAGACAACCACGTTAAAAACATTGTGCACATTTACTCTAGCTTCCTATGGCGAGTACCCCCGACTAGGGCGTATAACTCAGCCGCTGGGAACGTAGCACTTCAGACATTCCTGAAGGATGCTGATCTAGATGGGCGTAGCTTCAATGCATTCATGCGAGAGGCACAAATCTGGTCTAGCGTTTACGGTCATGTTTGGTTGATGATGGACAAGCCTAAGTCAACAGCAGGAACAAAGGCAGAAGAGTTACAGCAAGACATAAGACCCTATGTGACGATGTTTACCCCTGAGAACGTATTTGACTGGAAGTACGAAAGAACGGCCAGTGGTAGATTTGAGCTAGTCTATTTGAAGATTAGGGAAGCAATCGACAGGGTGACTGATACGCAAACAGATACTTGGTATCGGGTCTGGACTAAAGACAGCGTACAGCTATGGCATTCGGTCAATGACAACGAGCGCATGGTTGAGCAAGAAGATAACGCACTAGGCAAGATACCTGCTGTATTCCTTCCTGCCCAGAGATCAGTTGTTCGCGGTATTGGCATATCAGATATTGCAGATGCATCATATATGCAGAGAGCGATCTATCAGGAACTGTCAGAGATAGAACAGTTAATCCGAATCAGTAATCACCCTACTCTAGTGAAGTCATTCCAGACCGATGCTAGTGCAGGAGCGGGTGCTATTATCAATATGCCTGATGATATGGATGCCAGCTTAAAGCCCTACCAGATACAGCCTAGCGGTCAGAACTTAGACGCTGTTCGCAACTCGATAAAGGATAAGGTCGAGGCTATCAATCGCATGAGCCATATGGGTGCTGTTCGCGGCACTGAGGCAATGACGCAATCAGGCGTGGCGATGCAGACAGAGTTCCAGATGTTAAACGCGAAACTATCTGAGAAGGCCGATATCTTAGAACTGGCAGAAGAGCAGTTATGGCAGTTGTTCTGCGAGTGGCAAGACATAACCCCAGACGTTGAAATATTCTACCCTGATGCATTTGATCTACGTGATTACGATAAAGAACTATTGTTCCTACAGCAGATGCGTTCTACTGGCGTTAAGTCAGTAACCCTGATGCAAGAGATAGATAAGAAGATCAGTGATCTAGTGTTAGATGATGAGGCACTGGCTAAGTCGCACGTTGAGATCGAAAGCGGGTCACAAGTATTAGGTCAATTTGCAGAGCAGGATGTTGCTGAGTAATGCCAGCAGACTCTGATTATTCAGAAATCCTTGAGCGTCTAGCAGATGGGCATCAGGAGCGACTATCTAACGCCTTAAAAACCTTAGAAAATAATGTCGCAAGCATTATGGATAATGCGCCTATAAAAGATGGCAAGTTGTTCGATCTGGAGTGGGCGGTAAATGCTAGACCAGAATTGAGGTCTGCATTAGAGGCTGACTATTTATCTGAGGTTGACTCTATTGTTCGGGATTATGCAGGGGTATCTGCTGACGCTTCAAAGATGCTATCTACCTATGGAGATTTTACAAAGTTGGATAGTGCAGTTATCAGCCAGCTACAGGGTCTGTCATTCCAAGGATTTCAGGCTGTTGCTAATGAGTATCTTGATGTTCTGGCTAACGAGGTCTATCAAAGCACTCTTACAGGTCGGGCATTTAACGACACTGTTAAGAACCTGCGGCAAACAATTAATGGCGTTTACATCCAATCGGATAGCGTAGAAGCTAACAGGTTGGTGGATATAGCCGCTAACGGCACAAAGGCGCAACAGGCTGACGCTGTAAGGCAATTACAAACCATCTATGCTAGAGACAGGGTTGGTAATAACCTTAGACGCTACGCCACTCAGATGGCGCAAGATAGCTTGATGCAGTTCGATGCCTCAATTAATACAGCGATTGGAAAGCAGTCAGGCGCGACTAAATGGAAGTATTACGGCACAACAGTCAGAGATACTAGACCATTTTGCAGGGAACACGTTAATCAGGTGTTTACTACAGAAGAGATAGAGAAAACATGGGCGGGTAGTTGGAAAGGCAAGGCCGCTGGCGACCCCTACATCGTAAGGGGTGGATATAACTGCCGACATCACTGGCGACCTGTATTTGATGAAGAGCCTGATACGCAAAAAACGCAGAGCGATCAGGAAAAGAGTATATTATTTGGTGAAGATATAGAATTTAGGTCTGGCAATCTTAGTGCTGAAGAAACAAGAAGCCAGTACAATGTTGCCCTAAGTGCATTAAGTGCAAAGCAAATTGCTGTTGCAAATAAACTACCAAAGCCAACAATCTTATTTGCAAATGAAGAAGGGTCATACACAGCAAAATCTAAGACTTTAAGCAGTGACCCGCTAGAGCGCGGAGGCTCTGTTGCTAGGCATGAATATGGGCATCATGTCGATTATGAGTTACAGCGGCTTAAAGTTGATTATTCATTTCCTGTTGCTATAAGCACAACAGACAAAGAGTTTGCCAAAGCGTTTAACTCCGACAAAAGAAAACTTGGAGTTGTCAACAAGGATAGGCGAAAAAAGGCATCTGCTGAAATTATCGACGACTTATATGATGTAAAGTTGAAAAGTATAGGGGGGAGAATGACTGCCAAGCTAACAATTAAGAATGAAGAGTTAGGGAACTTTGCAGATATTGTTGACGCTATGACAGTGGGAAAGTTTCAAGAGACTTATGGTGGGTTTGGGCATGGCGTTAAGTATTATAAGGGCAATAAGGATGCGCAACTAAAGGAGGCGTTCGCGAACTTGTTTGCGTTAAGGAATACAGACGAGTGGCCTAGAGTAGAGAAATACTTTCCAAAAATGGCAAAAAGATTCGACGAACTTTTAGAGGAAGCTTTGTAATGTCTGAGATACTAGATTGGCAAGGGGTTGTTGCCTTGCATAAAGAAGAATTTGGATTCGAGCCTGTAATTACTGGGATTAACGCACAGAAATCAGACACTTTGTTTGATCGCGTGCTGGATTCTATTGATAAGGGCATTCCATACATAGAGCAGGAAGTTCCTGAAGGAGTATTAACATAATGCCACAAGGTAAAGGTACATACGGAAGCAAGGTCGGAAGACCCAAAAAGAAGAAAAAGAAGAAGATGGTTAAAAAATAACCATTTGTGATACACTACAGATTCACCAATACTCTTTAAGAGGCACGCGACATGAGCGATGAAATCATGGAAACAGAAGCAGAGACTGAAACTGCGGCAGTAGAAAGTCAGGAAACTAAAACCTTTACTCAGGATGAACTAGACCGCATTGTTGCGGATCGTGTTGCAAGAGAGCAACGAAAGTTCGACAAAAAACTATCTGGTGTTGATCTGGATGAAGCAAAAGAACTGCTGGCACAAAGAGAAGCCGCAGAACTGGAGCGACAAAAAGAGCGCGGAGAGTTTGACTCAATCCTGAAGAAAACGGTTGAGAAAAAAGACATGGAGATACAGAGTTATAAAACGAAGTTGCAACAGACGCTAGTAGACGGAGCGATTCTGGGTGCGGCATCTAACAATAACGCTGTTAATCCGAATCAAGTTTCTCAGTTGCTTAAAACCAATACTCGCCTGTCAGATGACGGCAATGTAGAGGTGCTAGACGATAACGGCACACCGCGATACAATGACAGCGGTGATCTGCTATCAGTCAATGAGATGGTAGCTGAATTCTTGACAGCAAACCCGCATATGGTCAAAGCCTCACAAGGTGGCACTGGCTCGATGGGTAACGCTGGTGGCTCGACACAGAAGCCTCAATCTGTGGCAGATATGGTTGCAAACTGGAGTGATGGTGGCAAAGAAGCATTTGCCGCTATGAAAAAAGCGTAACCACCAAACCACAATTTTATTTTTATTTAGAGGACTTTTAAAATGGCCGCAACAACTTCAACTACTCTCGACGATCTATTTGCGAATATTATCGCTCAGGCTCGTTTCACTGCTGAAGAGCAGTCTTTAATGCTGGGTCTTGTTACTCAGTACAACATCGGCAACCAAGCTGGCAAAACTATTCAGGTTCCTAAGTACCCTGCAATAGCGGCCGCTAATTTGACCGAAGGCACAGACATGACTTCAACCACTGTATCTACTAGCTCAGTTTCCGTAACTGTTGGCGAAGTAGGCGCACAGGTGTTGTTGACTGATCTAGCCGCTATGGGTGCTGGCAATCCTGCTGAAGAATTAGGAACTGTACTTGGTAACGCTATTGCTACTAAGATGGATACTGACCTGATCGCTTTGTTTGATGGATTCTCTGGTTCTATCGGCTCTGCTGGTGCAGAGATCACTGTAGCCGACTTGTTCAAGGCGGCCGCAACTCTACGCGCTAACAAAGTAACTGGCGTAATCAATGCTGTAGTACACCCATATCAGGCGTACCAGTTGAAAGCTAACCTAACTAACACCTTTGCTAATCCAAATGGTGGCGACTTGCAGAACGAAGCAATGCGTAACGGTTATGTTGGTACTATCGCTGGTATCAATGTATATGAGTCTGCTAATGTTTCTATCGATGGCAATGACGATGCTAAAGGCGCGGTATTCGCTCCAGAAGCACTTGCTATCGCTATGAAGCGCGACTTCCAGATTGAGCCACAGCGCGATGCTTCTGCTCGTGCCTTTGAGCTTAACGCTACTGCCATTTATGGTGTTGGCGAGTTGGATGACTCGTTCGGTGTTGAAATCCTTTCGGATGCCGCACTGTAAGACTATGGATGCCCCCTTTTCGGAGGGGGCTATCTTTTGAGGTAACTATGGCAATAACGTATCGTGGCGAAAGGTTCGAGGGCTATAACAAGCCAAAGCGCACTAGGAATCACCCAGAAAAGAGCCATGCAGTATTGGCTAAAGAGGGTGACAAGGTACGCTTGATTCGATTCGGTCAGCAGGGAGCAGATAACAAGCCTCCCCGTAAAAACGAAAGCGAAGCAGATAAGGCCAAGCGCAGGGCGTTTAAGGCAAGGTTTGCAAAAGACATAGCAAGAGGCCGCAAAGATAAAACAGCATCAGCGGCATACTGGGCAGACAAGGTGAAATGGTAATGGCATTCTCTCAAGATTCAGACTTAGTTGATCTAATCCCTGATATTCTCTCTTTAGGTATCACATCATTTACTGACGATCATGCAAAAGCGCAATCAGATATTGAGCGCGAGTTGCGGATCAAGTGGTGGCCTAAGAAAGGTATAGCGGGTGAGATGGAGAACTCCAAACTTACTGACTCACAGTTTACCCGATGCTCTGCTTATTTAGTGTTAGCAAGGTACGCATTACCGCAACTGACCAACTGGGTAGAAGATGACCGATTCCAAAACATGATGGACTTTTATAAAGCCCGTTATGGTGAAGAGTTTGACGCTATCCTGAGAGATGGTGTTGAGTACGATGAC